TATCTATAATCATCTTCGCGACAAGGGTGTTGTGATACCACAAAACACTGGTAATCGCAAGGGTGAGAAGTTTGAAGGTGCGTATGTTAAAGATCCACTCGTAGGATTACACAAGTGGGTTGCTTCTTTCGACTTGAACAGTCTATATCCTCACTTGATTATGCAGTATAACATCTCGCCTGAGACTATGCTTGAGGGTCGCGAAACTGTCAATGTTGATTATCTACTTGACCAAAAGATTGACCTCTCACAAATTAAAGAACGCAATGTTTGTATGACTGCCAATGGTGTTTGTTATACCAAAGATAAACTTGGTTTCATGCCAGAGTTGATGGCAACTATGTATGCCAATCGTTCTAAGTTTAAGAAGCAGATGCTTAAAGCTGAGCAAGAATATCAAAACGACAAGAGCAAAAAGAACTTGTTGAAAGATATCTCTCGTCTTAATAATCTACAGATGGCAATGAAGATTGCTCTAAACTCTGCTTATGGTGCGATGGGTAATCAGTATTTCCGTTACTTTGATTTGCGAATGGCAGAGGGGATTACTTTATCTGGTCAGTTGTCGATTCGTTGGATGGCAAACAAACTAAATGCCTTTATGAACAAAACACTTAAGACTAATAACAAAGATTATGTTATTGCGATCGACACTGACTCAATCTATCTTACTCTTGAGAATCTAATTGAATCTGTTTGCGAAGGTAAGACTGACGAACAGAAGATTAAGTATATGGATAAAATCTGTGAAGATGTTTTCCAACCATTTATCGACAAAGGTTATCAAGAGTTGGCTGATTATATGAATGCCTATTCTCAAAAGATGCAGATGAAACGAGAAGTACTTGCCGACAAAGGTATTTGGACTGCTAAAAAGCGATATATTCTAAATGTACACAATTCGGAAGGTGTTCAATATGCGGAACCTAAGATCAAAGTTATGGGTCTTGAAATGGTCAAGTCCTCTACTCCTCAAGTTATTCGTAATAAACTTAAAGATTCGATTAAGGTTATTCTTGAGGGCAATCAAAGTAAAGTTCATTCTTACATACATTCGTTTAGAGATGAGTTTAACAAACTATCAGTTGAAGAGATTGCGTTCCCGAGATCAGTAAATGGTCTTCGCGAGTACAGTAGAAGTTCTACAATCTATGGTAAGTCAACTCCTATCGCAGTCCGTGGTGCGTTATTGTTTAATCACTATACAAAAGTTAAAGGACTTGAAAAACAACACCAACCGATTCGTGATGGTGACAAGATTAAATTTGTTTATCTAAAGACACCGAATCCGATTCAAGAAGATATTATTTCCTTTAGCCAAGAACTGCCTAAGGAATTGAACCTACATAGTTATGTGGACTACGAAAAACAATTTCAAAAGGTTTTCCTTGATGCCGTACAGATTGTAATTGAACCTTTGGGCTGGAATGTAGAACCTCAGTCTTCATTGGAGGAATTCTTTGGATAACATTAGAGTAATTAAAACTGGCATTAATGTCAGCAAAATACTAAAGCAGTTAGAACAGTATCCGCAAGACTGGGGACTTCAACGCACAGTTGAAGGTGCTCAATCTATGTTAGATCGTGGATTTCCTGAGATAGAAGCAGGTGTTTTACAATTAATTATGGGAGCAGTTGATTCTGATGACCAGTATGTTGGCGATACAGAATATTGTATTCCAACACCAGCAGTAAATAATCACACAGAGATAATTAAATTTCTCAAAAGACACTTCAAAGAAGTAAGACGATGCGGTTTCCTATCACTACCTGTAGGTGGCAAAGTTGGAAAACACATTGACATTGGCAGTTATTACCAAACCAAAGATCGTTATCATTTATCTATTCAAGGTAGATACAAATATATGGTTGGTGATGAATCGGTAATTGTTGAGCCAGGAACTCTGCTATGGTTTAACAATAAGTTAGAACATGGAACAGAAAACATTGGGGATTGTGTTCGCATAACCTTTGTATTTGATGTTCCAAATAGCAAGAAAAATCCTTGACTTGCAAGCATATACATAGTATAATAATATTAGTTACTTGGAGAACATATGAGTTTATTAGACAAAATTAAAAAGAATTCGACAATCAAAGATTCTGCAATTCTTTCCCAATCAAAATTCTTCACTAAGAAGGATATGATTCCTACCTCTGTTCCAGCAATCAATATCGCATTGTCTGGTCGGCTAGATGGTGGTTTAGTCCCAGGAGTTACAATGTGGGCTGGTCCATCGAAACACTTTAAAACTGCCTTCAGTTTGTTGATGGCAAAATCTTATTTGGACAAATATGAAGACGCTGTTCTACTGTTTTATGATTCTGAGTTTGGTACTCCTCAGTCCTATTTTGATAGTTTCGGTATCGACACCGATCGTGTTATTCACACCCCACTAACAGATGTTGAACAATTAAAGTTTGATATTATGCAGCAGTTACAAGGTGTTGAGCGTGGTGATCATCTTATCGTTGTTATTGACTCAATCGGAAACTTGGCTTCTAAGAAAGAAGTTGATGATGCTCTTGAAGGTAAGTCTGTCGGTGATATGACTCGTGCGAAACAGATGAAGAGTTTGTTCCGTATGATTACACCCCACTTGAATCTGAAGGATATTCCATTGGTTGTTGTGAACCATACTTACATGGAAATTGGTATGTTCCCTAAAGCAATCGTTGGTGGTGGAACTGGTTCATACTATTCAGCTGATAATATTTTCATTATCGGTCGTCAACAAGAGAAAGAAGGAACTGAGGTAATCGGTTACAACTTTATCATTAATGTGGAGAAATCTCGTTATGTCCGAGAAAAATCTAAAATCCCTGTTACTGTATATCATGATGGTGGTATTAGTCGTTGGTCTGGGTTACTTGACATTGCGTTGGAGTCGGGACATGTTATTAAACCATCTAATGGTTGGTACTCAAAGGTGGACAAGGACACTGGTGAAATAGAAGATAAGAAGTATCGTATTAAAGATACAGACAACAAAGAATTTTGGATGCCTGTTTTAATGCAAAAGTCTTTTATTAAATTCGTTAAAGACAAATATCAGGTTGGGTCAACAGATATCCTTAAAGATGAGGAAATCGAAAAAGAACTTGCAGAGATTGACAATGAAGACTGATATGGTTCGACCACATAAGACATTAGAACGCAATGGTGTTATTGCGTTAATGTTGACAGAGGGAGAATTTTCAGGTATAATATTCTCTTATGGTCGAGTTTCTTTTGTTGAAGACAAAGAAAACGATAGACTCAGAGTTAATTTTGTATACAACATACATGAACAAGAACCAGAAAATCTTGATCACGATGCCTTTAAAAAGGAATTGGGAGATTTTCTAATGGAACTTATGGCGTATGGTGTAGTTAATAACGATATAGTATATACAGGCGGTGTTGATGAGAATAGAGAAGTCGATCCTATCGAACTTGATTCACAATGAAGAATATTGCCGTAAGGTAGTTCCTCATCTTAAGACTGAGTATTTTACCGATAGAAAAGAATCAGTAATTGCTCAAGAACTTATTAGGTTTTTTGTAGAGTATAATAAACCAGCATCTCCAGAAATTTTGGCGATTGAAGTTGGCAACAGAAAAGATTTAAACGACAAAGAGATTCCTGAGTTTGAAGTTTATATTAATGAACTAACAAGTAAAGAAACTAATGTAGATTGGTTGCTTGGTGAAACAGAAAAATTCTGTAGAGATAAGGCAGTTTACAATGCGATTTTACACTCAATTAAAATCATTGATGGTGGAGATAAAGTTCAATCCAAAGATTCGATTCCTTCTATCCTCTCTGATGCTCTTGCCGTTTCTTTTGATAACCATGTTGGGCATGATTATATCGAGGATTTTGATGAACGCTATGACTTTTATCATAGAGTTGAAGAGAAGATTCCTTTCGATCTCGACTTGTTCAATAAAATCACTAAGGGAGGATTATCTAAGAAGACCCTTAATGTGGTATTGGCTGGTACTGGTGTCGGCAAGTCTTTGTTCATGTGTCATGTGGCTGCTAGTACATTAATGCAAGGTAAAAATGTTTTATACATTACTATGGAGATGGCTGAGGAAAGAATCGCTGAGCGTATCGATGCCAACTTAATGAACATTGGTATGGATGAACTTAAAGTTATTGATAGAGATCTTTATCAAAAGCGTTTCAGTAAAGTATCTACAAAAACTCAGGGTAAACTTATCGTTAAAGAATATCCAACGGCAGGTGCTCACTCTGGTCACTTTAAAGCGTTGCTTGAAGAGTTGAAACAAAAGAAGAAGTTTGAACCAGATATGGTTATTATTGACTATCTTAATATCTGTTCTTCTTCAAGAATGAAGCAAGGAGCGAATGTAAATTCTTATACATATATTAAGAGTATCGCAGAAGAGTTGAGGGGATTGGCAGTTGAATATGCTGTTCCTATCTTATCAGCTACTCAAACGACTCGTTCAGGTTTTGCTAACACTGATGTAGAATTAACAGACACTTCTGAATCATTTGGTTTGCCAGCTACAGTGGATTTTATGTTTGCTTTAATATCCTCTGAAGAACTACAAAACTTGAATCAGATTCTTGTGAAGCAATTAAAGAATCGTTATGGGGATCCGTCATATTTTAAGAAGTTTGTGATTGGGGTTGACAGATCCAAGATGAAGTTATATAATTTAGAAAGTAGCGCACAGGAAAATATATCTGACTCTGGACAAGAAGATACTGGTCCAGTTTTTGACAAGTCTGAATTCGGAAAGCGTGTAAAAGCAGAAGAGTTCGAAGGATTTAAGTTTTAGGAGAGAGTTATGGTTAGAAAAATTGTAGCAGATCAAAAATATGACTGCAAAGATTTATTGGGGAAATTCGTAGATGAAAGACACTATGATATATTGGTTGAGGAAGATTGCGATGTTTATATGCCACTTCCGCCAGGAGAAGAAGAAACCTATGGTGAAGACCGTATCGTCTTCAAATTCCGTAAGAACTTCTTCACGCAAGAAGAGCAGCAAATGGCTTATATCGGCTTACGGGAAGCAGCCACTCGGACGGAAAACAGGGGTCTCGCATCGGGCATCAAAGAAGGTATAGTTGCCACTGATGAAGGTCGCGAATGGGTAACCAACTATCAAGATGAAATGACTTCTGCCTTGTTGGCAAATCGTAATGCATCCCTTGATGAAGTTGATGTTATCGATGCTATTCGTGCCAAGTATCCTCGTGATGTTGACAAGAAAATGGCTGGTGGCGCAGGCAAAAACAATGTCTGGGTTATCTCTCGATATCGTGATGGTAAGTTTGACTTTGAAGCATGGTTAGATTCTATAAAACCTTTGAGTCGTGCTGAGCGTGCAGCATCTTGCGAAGAAATTATGAAGATGATGAGTTTAACTACCTATGGTACTGCTGTTAATTCAGGTATCGCTGGTTGGTTCGATCGTTATCCTCGCATTCCCTATGGTCGTGCTACTTCATATACTGCGAATAGTTTCGATAAGTTTAAAATGTCCTATCCATTTCTACAACATTTGGCAACAGGTTTTAAACAATTATTGCCTCAGCGTTATACTGCTCAGATGGAAGCAGCAAGTAAAGTTGATCCAGCATTCCTTGTTCCTGAAACTCCCTTTACCACTGTTACGGTAAACAAAACATTCAGAACTGCTGCTCACTATGATGCAGGTGATTTGAACACTGGTCTTTCAAACTTATTGACTCTGTCAAATGATGGCAACTACACTGGTGGATATTTGATTGCACCTGAGTATCGTGTTGCTGTTAATGTTCGTCCAGGAGATTTGCTTTTGATCAACAATCATGAAGTAATGCATGGCAACACTCCTATTGAATGTGCCGAAGGTTCTGAGCGTATCTCTTTAGTTGTTTACTTCCGTGAAAAGATGCTTGAGTTGGGTTCGTGGCAGTATGAGAACTGTCGTTATGAGTTTGTTGAACATCGTAGACTTAATCATGAACATCCAATGTGGAGAAAACTTTGGAATGGAGTTTCTGAAGGTATGTGGGAATCAAAAGAATGGTATGACTATTGTGAAGAAAAACTTGGTCATGATACTCTAATTAAATATCACCCACTGGCTAATGCTGGTACACTTGAGGAGTTCTTCGGATGAAAATTATGATGGTGATGCATACCTTCAATAACTTTGGGGGTATTATTAATCATGCTGAGCATCTTCTTGCTGGGTTGAAAGAACTTGGTCACGAAGTAACCTTTGCTTATCTTAAACCAAACAAACAGGTAAAGTCTGTTGAGATTCCAACAACTCTTAAAGAGGGTTATGAGATTGGAGTTGGTTCAGGTTATCCAGTACACCAAGGTGATGGTTGGATTGCCCCATACTATTCTTATAAAGTTAAAGAATCAATTGAGCAGTTTATTCGCGATGCTAACACACACGACATTGTTATTTGGGAGTCAATTTTTGGCTTCAAGAACAAAGACACAGAGCAAGACTTGAACTGGTTGCCGATGATTGAAAAGATTACGGCAAAACAGATTCCTATTATTCATGATGCGAATTTGAAGAAATTATATCCATGGATCGTTCTCTTTGAGAAACACTTTGCTGGAGTTGCTTGCGTACACCCTGCTGCTTATGAGTCTGCGGATTTCCTGAATGTTCCAAGGGCATTAATTTTAAATCCACAGGATATTGAAGGTGTACCAGCAACTCCACCTTTCGCTGGTCGTGAGAATAAACTACTGTCGATCCAAACATTTAAGCGTTGGAAGCGTGTCGATGATTTGATTCGTGCCGTTCCCTACATGCCGTCAGTGAAAACCCTAGTAGGTGGTTACGGCATTGAAGCAGCATACATGATGTCAAAAGATAAGTGTAAAGAAGAATATTTCGCGACTAAAGAATATGATCCAGATGTAACACCCGATCGCGAGGGTAAGCGTATCTGGGAAAATGCCGAGAATTCAGGTAACTTTGAGTATCTTGGTTTTATTTCAGGAGCAAAGCGTGATGAGATACTTGCCAGTAGTAAGTTTTTGGTTGATCCAAGTTGGTCTAATACTTTCGGGGAACACTTCAACCGAGTTGTTATTGATGCTATGCGGATTGGCACTGTTCCAATTGCTATTAATTTTGGGGTATCCAACAACGAAGAAGGCATGGGGGTTGTCCTCAAGGCAGGAATAAACTACTGCATGGTTAAAAAGTCGTCCACCCCAAAAGAATATGGGCAAGCGATCGCTAACTTTTGTAACATGAGCGAAGCTGACTACA